CAAAGAGTCAAAGGAGTTTGAAAGCATGGGGAAAGCAAAAGTGGAGAACGAAATCTGGGAAGAAGTCTTCGGAGACTGGGGAAAGATATTTGCCAGAGAAAGCTATCAAGAGTCTATCAGCTTCGGAATATGCAGCGACAACAAAAGCAAAGAGGCAGGGAACAAAGAAGGGAAAACAATTTGTGAAACAACCAAAAGGGATCGCAAAGAAAACATCTAAATATAGGAGATATAGCTAATGTACGGAATGAAAAAAACTAATATGAAAAAGAAACCAACTGGTATGAAAAAAAAGTATAAAGGTTTTTCTAAATTGCCAGAAGGTGTACAGAAAAAAATAAATAAAAAGCTAGCTAAAAAAGTATAATGAGAAAGGGCTTATATGCTAACATCCATGCGAAAAGAAAGCGTGGTGGAAAAATGAAAAAGAAGGGTGCTAAGGGTGCACCTTCAGCTGCAAACTTTAAGAGAGCAGCTATGACAGTAAGGAAAAAATAATGGCAAAGTCACCCGCATGGCAACGTAAAGAAGGTAAGAATCCTAAAGGTGGATTGAATGCTAAAGGTCGTGCATCTTATAATAAATCTACTGGAGGAAATCTAAAGGCTCCTAGCAAAACAGTTGGTAATAAAAGGCGTGCTAGCTTCTGTGCGAGGATGAAAGGGATGAAGAAGAAACTTACTTCAGCTAAGACAGCAAGAGATCCTAATAGTAGAATTAATAAGTCACTTCGTGCTTGGAATTGTTAATGAGAGATACAAAACTTATCAATGCTTATGTAGTTAAACAAGCTAGAGATAAAAAGCAGTTAGAACTATTTAGAAATTTAAAGAAAGAAGTAGAGACAGGTGCTAATGGTACTCAAAATTACATGATAAAGAAAGGTGTAAATAAAAATACAATAGCCAAGAAATAAAAAAGGGGAGCCATGTAGACTCCCCCAGCAGGTAACAACAAAGACACACAGAGATTACTCTGGGTGTCTTTTTTTTTGGGCTGATTGATACATAGATCTATCACCCCATCTCTTTCTCCAGAGAAAGCTACTAAGATTAGAGGCGTATCTTTCTAGATACTCCATGAATATGTTATGCCAAAATAATTTTCTAAATGTTTTGTATAAGTTGTTTAACATCATTTTCTAATTTTTTACCTAACGAGTTAGCGTGATTAATTATTGCTGCACAAAGATTAGCCTGATACGGAAAACCTCTTAACGCATCTCTAATCTTACCAACAGGCTTACCACCATAGTCAATTACTATAGCATTCTTTTCATTGAGACCAATCTTCAATTCAAATAGCAAACCTGTATAGGGGTCATCATTATTTTTTGTCGACATCCTTTCCTCCATTAGGCTCTGACAGTTGAAGTGATGTCATTATATGCATTAGTGCATACACTTCAGCATATGGTCTAGCCATTAAGTACTTCATTATATCTTGCAATTGTTTTGCATCAATAAGATACTGCTTTGCTTTCGGTTGTGTTTCTTTATCCATTATTTTCTCCAAAATGTTTATTTAATGTTTCTATATTTTCTTCTGCAGTAGAGACTATACTTACTAATTTATCTAGTTCTTCTGTAAATTGTGGGTGCTCACCAATACCTACAGGATTATGTAGATATACACATATCTTTGCTGTCGCATCGTCTATCTGTGCTTTGTATTTTGATAGTAAAGCATCTATAAGAAGTTGACTTACATCCATTACTGTGCTCCCTTAAATTGGTAGTATTTATTTTCTACTAACTCTGCATCATCTAGATACGGATTAGCTTTAGCTGATTCAGATTCTCTAGCATCTCTTATTGTTTGATTTAAAGTTCTACCTTCCTTTAAACATCCATGTACAAAGTCATCGACTTCTAATATTGCCTGCTTAACTTGCCCCATTACTGACCTCCTTTATTAGTCTATTTAAATACCAACTAGCTTTCTGTAAATCTTCTAGTGGCTCACCTTTAAACTTATATCTTGAAACATATTTCAAAACATTACCTTTAAGATATCCATGATACTCATCACCCTCCATACAATCACGGATAACATCTATAGTTTCTTTTTTACCATGCATGTAATGTGTAGGAGAATTTACATTATCAAATGGTACTTCATTTTCATATGACATATCTGAACCATGTTCTTTTAAAGATACATATGTTCTTTTACTTTTTACCATACTTTCTCCTTACTGTATTATACTCTACCATTTCTAAATCATACTCACCTTTACTTACATTACGTTTAACTACAAGGCCACTCCACCACATTTGCTGTGTAGCTTTAGCATAGTTTTCTTTATGATGCAAGTAACATCCAGCAGATAATCCCATTAATTTTCTACCAGAAGGTACTGCACAAATAGCATAATCAAATGTGTGTATATGTCCTACAGTAGAAGATACTTTATTTTTTAATAGGAGAGAACGAGCAACATTGTCACCGCTAATAGGCTTACCCATGACACCAGTAGGATAGTTATGGCAATAATATACACCATCAACATTGACAGGCTTTTGGTATGGGTAAACTTCCCAACCGAATTTTTCAAATTTAAAGTCGTCTGTGCTAATTGTGCCTTCAAGTTCTGGTATGTCATCTACTGTTCTATCTATTCTTTCTTCGTGATTACCAAGTAGCATGATCTTTCTTGGTCGTCTTCCTTCGAGACCTTTGTTAAATTTATCTAATGCATCATGAGCATGATCTATATCTTTCTTATATCTTCTACCTTCAAATGATTTCTTACCTTTATCATAACTAGATAGTGAATCCATACTAGCAAAGTCTCCCATGCATATTATGGTATCTGGTTTCAAATCTCTTGCAAACTTACCTGCCCACAAAAATCTGTCATTGCTTGCCTTTGGAGTACAATGAGGGTCTCCTATTACTAAGTGCGTTGCCATTAGTTTAACTCCTTATCTCTTTTGTTTTTTAAAAATTCAAGAAAGTCAATCACATTAGAATCATCATCAAATTCTGCAACAGAACTAATAGACATATCTTTCTCACCTTTGCTTTTATCGTCAGCAAATCCACGAAGACCCCAAAGAAAAGTTGAGTGAGGATCCGTAGTTGCCATCTTTATCATACCCCTAGCTATTGTAGAGCATAATTCATATTCTTCTGTAGTCATTACAGATTTACTATCCATGATAATACCACAAGTAAATCCTTTCTGCCACGGAGTGACAATTATTTTAACAGAATTAATTAAACTTAGTTTATCTTTATTTTTCATCCCAATACCTGCTATAGTTTTCGTTATTATATTCTAGGATCTTATGTTCAAAACCCCTCTTCATACTCTTTCTACCAAATTCATTAGCTTCTTCTTCTTTATCAAATATAACATTAGTAAATAATTTATAATCTTTTTTTGTTTTATTTTTAAATACTATAAAGTATATCATATATTTTGTAAAGAGTCAATGGTGAATAGACCCCTCAAACTACTCACCACTAAACTCTACTCCTTCACAAGGAAGCCTATAATTCTTTAACACTATTTGTTTACAGTTTTCCATACTTTTATGGCAGCTTTTTTAATATTATTATCCCAATAAAAAGGACTAGGATCTGTATTCAAAGGTGTTATTTTTATAGCATCTTCTATGTTATTATTACACATATCTATATAGTTTTCTAAAGATTTAAAATCTCTTAATAGTTCTGTGTAACCTTCTTTAACGTCTTCTTTAGTAAGATCATACCAAAATGTTTTCTTAGGTGAGGCATACAATAAAGCTATTGGCTTGTCATGTAGTACAGAGTACAATGCCTGCTGTCTAAGATGATCTACTTTAGGTTTAGTAGGTAATCTAAGCGTTGACTTTAAATCAACTATTAAGTTATCATATTCAAAATCAGTAAACAATCTAACTGGGTATTTTATACCTTGAATACTTGCAACTTTTTCTTTTTGATAACTAATTATATCTCTTAATTGTCTTTCATATAATTTGTCTTCAAACTTTTTAGCTATCTCTATTGCATTAGAGATCTCTTTATAGGGCTCAAAGAAATGATTTTTATTAAACTTATGTGTAATTAATTTCTCAAAGTGTTCGTCACTCTTTTGTGCCATACCTCTTTTAATTTTATAGTACGCCCCAAACTCTGAAAGATTACCCCTAACCATGGCTGGACTACTAGATGACCTTAAACCTAATCCATAGTGAACCAGCCATTCACTAGGATTATGCTTGAACTTATTAATAGAACTAAAGCTATGCCTAAATTCTTTTTTAATTATATTTTTTAATTCCATTTAGTACCTAGTAGTGTATTGTTAATTAAGATGCTAGTATTTCTTCTGGAGAATTTTCGCTTATATCCTCCACTATCTTAGCATCTATCTTGTCATTGCTATTAACTGATTTGTTTTTAGCTTTATTATAAGCATCAACAACACCAGAGTTTTCAGTATCAATAGCTTGTTGAAATACTTTTAGTGTCTCCATATCATTATCAGTTAACTCTAAGTTTTCATTTCCATTTACAGTTATCTCTGGAACATAAAAAACATTACCACCTCTTTTCTGTCTTTTAGTATCTAAAGAAAAAGTACAATTAAACATTAATTTCTTTTTTTCTTTTAGCTTTTCAAGAGCAGAACTTACTGGTGTATATGATGTACCAGTTACTCTGTAAAGTACAGGTAGGTTTTCTACATTGTGAGCATGACCTTGTGCTGTTTTACCATTCTTAAATGATAGTAATCCATACACAAGTTTATAGCATCGTATTGTTCTTTGCCTCTCTAACTGTTCTGGGGTTAGAGAAGATCTATCTTTGTATGATACCTTACCACATCTAGTTCCACCAAGTATATCAATAGCTTCTTCTTTCCAGCTTTTGAATATAATAGATCTGTTTACATATTCTGATTTATCAGCATCATAATGCATGTACTGTATTGCACTTATTAATGGTCTAAGGGTTATGGGTTTTCCATAAACATTTTGACCAATGCTTGAATCATATGTAGAGAAATAACCAACTGGTAATTGATTACCATCGTCATCCTCTGGCGTTCTGTTAATGGTTAGTCTAGGTATATTAGTTCCCGAACTAGATCCATCGTCTTGTCCTATAGCTTGCATAATTTGCTCATTGGACATTTTATTTATATTTACTAAGTTATTATCAGACATTTGTCCTCCTATTTTATATTTGTTGTATAACATATTTTAATAAAGAAATCAAGAAAAAAGTGACACTAAAATTAAATAAAACATAAAAAATATAATGCATGTTGTCACACCACAGCATGCATATAACCATATATCCCTTAACATATTCTAGTCTCCCCATCTATTACTTTGACATCTATATCATCAGCATTAGCAAAGTATGTCCACTCTGATAAAAACTCATGTCTATCATTTATGTATAATGTAGTAGGTTCAATCATACACCTATCCTTTAGATCTTTGTACTCTAGATAAGCTGAGTATTCATCATCAGAATACTCATCCATAGTTTCTAAAGCGTCTATATCTTTAGCCATTATAATCCTGCCTCATCAAATTGTTGTATGATTGGGCTACCAGACATATCTAACTTATTAGTATGACCATACTTTATAAATATCTCATGAGACATTTTTGCTAAATGTTTTTTAACTCTTTTCATTTTGCTTTTGTTATAGTCATTTTCTATTACCTGTAGATCTGTTTCTATTCTAGGGTGATCTTCGGTTAAAGCTAAATTTAAAGCATCAATTAATATTTCTTGTGCTATTTGTTTATCAGTAAAACCTTCACCTTTTTTTTGGTTATACATATTATCTCCTATATTAAAATGGTATATCATCTTCGCTATCATTGTCACCATTTGGTAACTCAATAGTTTGTACAATATACGTTGTTGTATTTTCTTTTCTTGCCTTAGCTATGTCATTAAGTTTGTCTGCTATATCTAAAGCATCTGATCTTTTTGACATAATTAAATCAACAGTTATTGATGGCTCTACATATTCAAAGCATACAATTTTTAGTATTATATTAGTTTCAGTCATTATTTACCTCCTTCATATTTAACCAATCATATCCTATTTTAAGTTCCGTGTCAAGGGGAATATTAAAATCAATATTGTAATACTGTTTAAGTGCAGGTATTACATCTGCTGTGCCCTGGTTAAATATCTTACTCATCACATCTTCTTCTCCAGGATAAACATCAGCCACAATAGAATCATGAACTGTATTTACAAGTAAACTTTTTACACTTTGCTTTCGCATAAGTTTGTATATATTTATACACGCAAGTGGTACAATATCTGCTGTTGCAAAACCTTGAACAGGATAATTTTTTATCTGTGTGCCATATGTAGATCCACCCCAAGGAGTTCTTTCTGCATAAGGAAAAGAATATTCTCTACCAGTTGGTAGTTTAATTCTTTTATACCTAATGGCCTCACTTTGTAATTTATCATGCCAAGATTTTATACCTTTATATTTTTCTAAGAACTTAGTATAATATCTTTTCTCATCTTCAGTTCCAGTTACACCACCATACAAAGGTTTAAACGTATGTGCTTTTGCATCCTGCCTAGATACTCCTATAATATCTGCAGTGTATTGATGTACATCTATATTATTTTTTATATCTTCTATACCTTGTTTGTCTTGTGCTAGATAAACTGCAGTTCTAAATTCTAATTGTGCAAAGTCTATCTCAAGTATACTACCTTTATCAAATCTAGATGTAACAACTTTTCTTATAGGAAATGTTTTACCCCTAGGTTGGTTTTGAAAATTAGGATCTCTACTTGATAGTCTACCAGTTGCAGTTACAGCCTGCATAAACTTAGGATGTAAGAAACCTTTTTCATTAGTAAAGTTCTTTAAACCTTCTACAAAAGTATTTAGATAAGTATCAACTGCATTATGCCTAACAATAGAATCAATAAAATCTTTAAACTCTCCCTCAGCTTCGGCTGCAATTTTATTTAAAGTAAGTTTATCTGTCTTAAATCCAGACTCTGCAACATCAAATATACTTCTAGGTCTTTGTCTAAATCCTGCATACTTAGCCATCTCAGCATAAGTAAATCCATCACCATTACACTCAGAACATTTAGTATAATTCTTAAATGGACTACCATCTTTCTTAATTCTTTTAATAACACCTTTACCTTTACAACCCATACATTGCTCTGCAACTGTTCTAAATATAGGTGTGGTATTATTAGCAACTAAGTTTCTAAATTGTACTCTAGAATATTGAGGTCTTCTCTTACTCTTACCAGTACTTTTATCTATACCTATGTTGAATATCTTAGACCATTCCTTTTTATCTTTTGGTTTAGCAGAATATATTAACCATGATAATTGTTCTGGACTAGATAAATTAATTTTAGTATCCCCCATTTGTTCATAAACAATCTTGTCTATCTTTTGTTTTAGATATGCAAACTCTGCTCTGAACTCTCTCTCAACACTATTTAAATCTTCTAAGTTTATATTGATACCATTTCTTTCCATGTCAGATAGTACAACTAAAAACTCATTCATCATCTTAGCTGTCATTAGTAAGTCTTTATTCTTTTCTAATTTAAAGTCTGCCATTTGAGAATCAAATAATCTTCTAGTAATTTGTACATCTATCTTACCATACTCTTCTACTATATCTACAGGTATGTTCTCAAAAGATACACCTCTGTCCATGTATTCTTTTACACTACTATCTTTAGATCCTATCTTTCTTCTACGGCAACACATCTCTAATGTTAAACTTTTTCTTATACCTTTATTAAGTATATACTCTCCCAACATAGTATCGTATACCCTGCCAGTATATTTAAATCCAGCCTCTAGTAACCACATTAAATCAAATTTTATATTATGTCCTACTAACAAAGTAGTATTATTTAGAACTTCTTGTATCCTAACTGCACAACCTCTATCTATTCTTTCACTATGATTTGTAAAGTAATACTCTTCGCCATACTTAGAATCTAAACCTACGCTAACTAATATATTATCTTTATGAAATGGTGAAGGATCATACCCACCATTCTCATTTCTTTGCCAAGATGTCTCTACGTCTACTGTTGTTATCATACTTCGTACCTACTTATTTCCCTTCTAATGGTACACACAGGTTCACCATGATAACCATTTATTTTATTTTTACTTACGCATAATGTTCTTATATTATTTTCTAAGTCAGTGTTAGCATTCCTACCTATACCAATAATTAAATCAGCTTC